CTGTGAGTTGATACCATGCCGATTATCGATCTGAGCCAACTGCCCGCGCCCGATGTTGTCGAGGCGCTGGATTATGAGCGCATCCTGGATGAGCGCAAAACAACCCTTGTTTCACTCTTTCCCGCCGATCAGCAGGAGGCCATTGCCCGTACGCTGGCGCTGGAGTCCGAACCGCTGACCAAGTTTCTCGAAGAGAATGCTTACCGCGAAGTGATCTGGCGCCAGCGCGTCAACGAAGCGGCCCGCGCGGTGATGCTGGCGTATGCCTCAGGTGGCGATCTCGATGTACTTGGCGCGAACTACAATGTGTTTCGCCTGATTATCACGCCCGCTGATGATACGGCTATCCCACCTGTTGCAGCCGTGCTGGAAACGGACAGCGATTTTCGCCTGCGTATTCAGCAAGCACTGGAGGGCCTGAGTGTGGCCGGGTCGGTCGGTGCCTATGAGTTTCACGGCCGGAGCGCTGACGGACGCGTGGCGGATATCTCTGTCGTAAGCCCGGCGCCAGCCTGCGTCACTATTTCCGTGTTATCTCGCGACGGTAATGGTGAAGCATCACCCGATCTGCTCACAGCAGTTCGCAACGCGTTAAGTGGAGAAGATGTCAGGCCGGTAGCCGATCGCGTGACTGTGCAATCAGCCAGTATCGTTGACTATCAGATCCGCGCTTCTCTTTTCCTCTATCCCGGGCCTGAACGCGAGCCGGTTCGTGCCGCCGCTGCGGCAAAACTACGAGCCTATATCACGGCGCAGCACCGGCTCGGCCGGGATATCCGTAAATCAGCCATCTATGCAGCGCTCCATGTAGAGGGCGTGCAGCGTGTAGAGCTTGCGTTGCCCATCACAGATATTGTGCTGGATAAAACCCAGGCCTCTTATTGCTCTGATTTCAACATCGAAATCGGAGGTTCTGATGAGTGATTCGCGCCTGTTACCCGTGGGTTCAACCCCGCTTGAGGTGGCAGCGGCGCGAGCCTGTGCGGCCATTGAAAACACGCCAATACCGCTGCGCAGATTGTGGAACCCTGATACCTGCCCGGCAAACTTATTGCCCTGGCTGGCATGGGCATTCTCCGTTGACCGCTGGGATGAAGCCTGGCCGGAAAAGACAAAGCGCGACGTTATTCGCACTTCCTATTTTATTCACTCGCACAAAGGAACCATTGGCGCGGTGCGACGTGTCGTTGAGCCGCTCGGCTATGTCATCAACGTAACTGAATGGTGGGAAAACAACGATCCGCCGGGGACGTTCCGCCTTGATATTGGCGTACTCGAAACCGGCATCACAGAGGAAATGTATCGAGAGATGGAGCGGCTCATCGCAGATGCGAAACCTGCCAGTCGCCATCTCATCGGACTCAATATTATTCAGGATGTTGCGGGATATCTCTTCGCCGGTGGCACATATTACGACGGCGATATCATTACGGTTTATCCGGGTTAAGCGAGAACAGTATGACAACAAAATACAGAACGGTAGTCACCACCGCGGGGGCGGCAAAATTTGCTGCTGCGCTTACACCTGGCGGTAAGAAAGTAAATATCACTACGATGGCCGTCGGGGACGGTAGCGGAAAGCTTCCCGATCCCGACGCGGGTCAGACGAAGCTGATTAATGAAGTCTGGCGCAATAAGCTGAATAAAATCAGCCAGGACAATAAATATAAAAATTACATCGTAGCCGAGCTGATTATCCCGCCAGAAACGGGTGGATTCTGGCTGCGTGAAATGGGGCTTTATGACGACACCGGCACGCTGGTTGCTGTCAGCAATATGGCCGAGAGTTATAAGCCAAAGCTCGAAGAGGGTTCCGGGCGGGCGCAGACCCTGCGTATGGTTATCATCCTGTCGGATCTGGCCTCCGTTGAGTTAAGTATTGACGCAACAACGGTGCTTGCCTCACAGGACTATGTTGATAGCAAGCTCCTTGAGCATGAGCAGTCGCGCCGTCACCCTGATGCCACGCTTACCGCAAAAGGCTTTACTCAGCTCAGCAGCGCCACCGACAGCCTGTCGGAGACGCTCGCCGCCACACCGAAAGCGGTGAAAACTGCGTATGACCTTGCCAGCGCCAAATACACCGCGCAGAACGCCACGACTACGCAGAAAGGGATTGTGCAGCTCAGCAACGCAACCGACAGTGAATCAGAAGCATACGCCGCCACCTCGAAAGCACTTAAAGCGGTAGTTGATTATGCCAGTTCGAAATACGTCGCGCAGGACGCCACCACGGCGCAAAAAGGCATTATCCGGCTCTACAGCGGCACAGACAGCAACTCGGAGGCGCTCGCCGCGACGCCGAAAGCCGTCAAAACAGCATTTGATGTCGCAACAAAAGCTAATGAAAATGCCGAGGGGCGTGTACCGAAAGGGGCCGGTCTTAATACCTACGCAGAGCTTATCGGTGATGCTGCTGTTGATCTGCGTCAGCGTTCAGGTTTTTTTAATTCCCCATCCGCGTTAAATGGGATGCCCGGCGGTCACCCCTGGAAGCATTACATTAACTCTGCACATAACAATAGTGTCGGTTTTAATGCCACTATCGGCATTGATTTTTACGGCAATTTAATCGGCTTTGCTGCTGTGTGCGACGGTAAATTTAACCCGTGGAAGATGATCCACCACGACGGTTACAACAACTGTCCGCCAGGCACCCCGATTCCGTGGCCGTCCGATAACATCCCCGAAGGTTACGTCCTGATGGCGGGGCAGGCATTTAATACCAGCGCTTATCCGTATCTGGCGGCGGCCTATCCGTCAGGTGTGATCCCGGATATGCGTGGCTGGACGGTGAAAGGCAAACCAGCAGCGGGTCGAGCGGTATTATCTCAGGAGCTCGACGGCATCTTATTTCATGACCACCCCGTCAGCGTTTCTGCGACTGATTTGGGGACGAGAGCAACCAGTGCTTTTGATTACGGCACCCCCCAAACAAGCACCTTCGATTACGGTACAAAATCATCTAATGCTGCAGGAGAACATACGCACATCTCGGGCGTGAGGACACCGCCTGATGTGGCGCTTTACGGTGTTACGCCTGTCGCAGTAGGGAATTACACTGCAGGTAGCAAAAGTGCCAGCACGTCGGCAATTACCGCTTCCGCAGGTAACCATGCGCACAGCGTGCCTATCGGAGCCCATAGCCATACCGTCGCCCTTGGCGCACACACGCACACCGTCGCGATTGGTGCACACAGTCATACAGCAACGGTCGCCGGGGTAGGCAACCGAGAAAATACCGTTAAAAACATCGCATTTAACTACATCGTGAGGCTCGCATAATGTTCAGAATGATCGACAAACCCAGGACGATCACCGTGTATAACCTGAGTACGGAAACTGGCGAACTTATCGGAAAAGGTAGTGCTTACATACCGCCTAATACGGGCCTGCCTGCGCACTGCACTGACATCGAACCGCCGAAGACGGTAAACAGCAAGATCGCGGTATTTAACTCCCTAACTACAAGCTGGGAAGTGAAGGAAGATCATCGCGGCCTGACAGTGTTTGATATTAATACCGGTAAGCAACTTTATATTTCTGCACTGGGCCCATTACCAGACAATGTCACCCTGCTTTCCCCGACCGGTAATTTTCAGAAGTGGGACGGCAAGAAATGGGTTGATGACGCTGAAGCGGAACGCGCGGCCAGGAAGCTGGAAATGGCAGAGCTGAAAAGCGTACTGATGACGCAGGCCAGTGAAGCTATTGCACCACTGCAGGATGCCGTTGAGCTTGAAATTGCCTCGGATGAAGAGCAGTCACAGCTTGCCGCATGGAAAAAATACCGGGTGTTTCTCAACAGAATAGACACTGAGGCATCAGACATTATCTGGCCGGAAAAGCCAGCATAAACCAGGCGGGCCTAAGCCCGCTTTTTTTATTGACCTTTGTTGTCCTGCGCAGCACCCAACCCGGACAAATAGCGCGCCGCGACGCCACACTCGAAAATAGCACTCACCCCAACACCACGGAGTTAAACGGATGAGTGATTATCATCATGGCGTTCAGGTCATCGAAATCAACGATGGCACGCGCGTTATTTCCACAGTCTCAACGGCCATTGTCGGCATGGTTTGTACCGCCAGCGATGCAGACGCGGGGATGTTCCCCCTCAATGAACCGGTTCTGATCACTAACGTGCAGAGCGCGATTGCCAAAGCGGGCAAGCTTGGCACACTGGCGGCTTCGCTGCAGGCGATTGCCGACCAGGCGAAACCGGTAATCGTTGTTGTTCGCGTTGCCGAAGGGAGCGGTGAGGATGCGCAGGCGCAGACCCTCTCCAACATCATCGGCACCACCGACGAAAACGGTAAATATACCGGCCTGAAAGCGCTGCTGACCGCCGAAGCAGTGACCGGCGTGAAACCACGCATTCTTGGCGTACCGGGCCTTGATAGCCTCGAAGTCGCTACCGCGCTGGCACCGATTTGCCAGAAGCTGCGCGCCTTTGGTTATGTCAGCGCCTGGGGCTGTAAAACCCTTTCTGAAGCGATCAAGTATCGCGAAAACTTCAGCCAGCGCGAACTGATGGTGATCTGGCCCGATTTCCTCGCCTGGGATACCGCCAGCAACAGCTCTTCTGTCGCTTACTCGACGGCTCGCGCGCTGGGTCTGCGTGCGGCGATCGACCAGTCCGCCGGCTGGCATAAAACCCTCTCCAATGTCGGCGTCAATGGCGTTACCGGCATCAGCACCCCGGTGTT